AACAATTCCTGATAATATTTCAGATCCAATTGTAGAAAGTTTATTTACTAAAGTTTTAAATGATCCAACTGTTGGTGGATTAGCTATTGATATAAGACCAGCGACACAATCTTTTGAAATATTAGAGGCAGATCAACCTGCAGGTGTTATTACTTGTGAATTTGAAATAGATTATCAAACTTCTTATAACAGTTTAAGCACATGAATTATAATAAAAGTTGTACCCTACCAACCCTGATTGTTTAATATGGAATATGAAAACCCAACTGAGGGCGGTACTTACATACTCGACCCTAAAACTGGCGAAAAAAAGCTAGTACAGCAAACTAAACAAGTCGAACCACCTAAAGAGGTAACTAAAGATGCCATTACTGACAAGAAAAAGAGTAATTCTGATTGAGGCAGAAAGTTCTTATGGAACTGAACCCAGCATAGGAGCAACAAATGTTGTTCTCGTAAGAGATTTAAGTATTACACCACAATCAAGTGATGTTGTTAGTCGAGATGTTGTAAGACCATTTTTAGGTGCTTTTCAACAGCTATTAGCAAATACATCTGTTGATGTTACATTCAGCGTAGAACTTGCAGGCTCTGGAACCGCTGGAACAGCCCCTAGATATGGAGCAGCACTAAAGGCTTGTGGTCTTAGCGAGACTGTAGCAAGCGGAACAAGTGTTACATATGCACCTGTATCAAGTAGTTTTAGTTCTGTCACCATTCATTACAACACCGATGGTGTAAGGCACAAAATTACAGGAGCTAGAGGCAGTTTTACTATTAATGCTTCTGTCGGTGAAATTCCTACAATTGAGTTTTCGTTTCAAGGTATATACAATGCACCTGATGATTCTGCATTGCCATCAGTTACTTATGGAAATCAAGCTACACCATTAATATTTAAAAATGGAAATACAAGTGGTTTTCAGTTGTTATCACACTCTGGTTCATTAATGTCTGTTTCTATGGATTGTGGCAATGAACTTGCATATCGTGAACTTGTTGGAGGTACTAAAGAGGTGCTTTTAGTAAATAGAAGTTCATCAGGTAGTGTTTCATTAGAAGCTGTAGCATTATCATCTAAAGATTTCTTTGCGGCTGCATTAGCAGAAACAACAGGTAATCTACAGTTTTTACATGGTACGGCAGCAGGTAATAAAGTTCAATTTACCTCAAGCAAAGTTGATATTGGTGATGTTAATTATGGTGAGCAAGATGGCATCCAAATGCTAGAGATACCATATACACTTGTTCCATCAACAGCAGGAGATGAATTTTCTCTAATATATACATAACTATTGACTTCCTAGCTAAAGTGTAGAAGTATATATATTATTTAGAATTTATGGCATTTGTTCGTAAAAAATCTAAGGTCTTTCCTTGGCCTGTAGAAGTAAAAAGACCAAGTCAGACAAATCTTGGTCAGTTTGAGACAACTTCATTTACTGGCAAATTTATTCGTTTAACAAGAACAGAATTAAATAATTTTGAAGAAGCTACTGAATTTGAGGCATTAGAAAAAGTATTAGTAGGTTGGGATGATGTAAATGAGGAAGATGGTACTCCTATTGAATTTAATAAAACAAATTTAAAAGAATTTTCTGAAGATGTAGATTTTGTTGCTGGAGTTTTAGATGCTTTTAAAGAATTTTATAGTAATGCACAAGTAAAAAACTAACTGATGCTGCTTTATATTGGGTTTCGGGTGGCAAACAAGTTATTGATGAAACAGAAAAGGATGCGAAAGCATTTGGTATTCAGATAGAGAAACCTTTAGAGGAAAAAAATGAGTTTGAAGTTTTAGATGAGAATTGGAATATTGTAATGATGTTTTTAAGAATGAATACACAATGGGATTGTTCTTTTGGAGGTATGGTAGGCTTAAAATATGAAATTCTATTGCTTGCTGGAGGACTGTTTGACCTCTACAATGTAGAAAACCGCAAAGAGATGCTAGAAGGTTTACAACTTATGGAATCAGTGGCTCTTGTTGAAATGAATAAGGATAAAAAATAATGGCAAAAGAATCTCAAAAAATAAAGCTGATAAAATTAGATATTCAACTTGAGGGACTTAAAGAATTTAAGTCGCTAACTAGAGAGATTGTTAAATTAGATAAATCTACAAAAAAAGCCCCTGGTGCATTTAAATCATTAGCAAAAAGTATTCAGCAAGTTACTCAATTCACACCAAAAACTATAAGTCAATTTAGACAGAAAGAAAAAGTTCTAAAAAAATTAAGAGAAGAGGTAAGGGTAGGTGGTAGAGGATTTAGCATATTAGGTAAAGCAATAGATCAAAATAGAGCAAAATTACAAGCTTTTAATCAAACAGCAAAAAAAGTTCCAAAGGGAATAGGAATTGGTGGTAAGGCTGCATTAGGTGCTGCCGTAGGTGGAGCGGCAAGTAGATTTTTACCAGCAGGTGCTACAACAGGAGCTTTTGCAGCTATAGGTGCAGGGGCAGGTCCAGCAGGTATAGCAACAGGTGCATTGATTGGTTTAACAGTTGATGCCGCGGCTGCTTTTGTTCAAGCAGGTAAAGCAGCCTCACAATATTCTGCTTCTATTAAAAGGCTTGAAGTAGCACTTAGAGGTGTTACTAAAACACAATCAGAATTTATAAAAGCACAAAAAATAATTAGAGATGTATCACAAGAATTAAATGTTCCAATAGCTGATGCCTCAAAACAATTTACAACATTAGCTGCATCTGTTATTGGTGCAGGCGGAACTGTAAATGATGCAGAACTTGTTTTTAGAGGTGTTTCTGAGGCAATCAAAGCAACAGGTGGAGATGCAGAAGATGTTAAATCTGCTATTCGAGCGATGTCGCAGATTTTTGGTAAAGGTAAGGTATCGGCCGAAGAATTACAGGGTCAGCTCGGTGAAAGATTACCGGGAGCTGTTACAAAATTTGCATTGGCTACAAACAGGACATTGCCACAATTGCAAAAAGATTTAAGAGATGGTGTAGTTGGGCTAAATAGTGTTATGAAATTTGTAGTTAGGTTGAGTGAAGACCATAGGGATGCAGCATTAGAAATGGCTTCAAGTTCTGCTGAAGCTGGTGCAAGAATGAGGGTAACATTTGACGAATTAAAGAAAAATGTTGGTGATATTTTGCAACCATTAGGTGCTTCTATACAAGACATGACTGAAATAGCTTTAAATAATTTAAATCGTTTTATAAAAGGATTTAAAAAATTCATGAAGATTGGAGATGAATTTAAAAGAGAAACAATGCAAAGAAGAATAAATCAACTTGAAAAACTGCTTGGAAAAAGAGATGCTACTGATCTTTTAACTATTGCATCATCACCTCTTCTTTTTTCAATAATGGAGGCTAATAAAGCATTAATGTCAGATGAAGATAAGGACAGGAATAAAAAAGAATTAGATTTTTTAAAAGAACAAGTTCGACTAATGGATTTAAGAAATGAAAGTTTTAATAAATTTGTAAACCTTATAAAACTACAACAAAATGGTTTAAATTTTGATTTGTCTAGTTTTGGTGTGCAAAGACTAGATCTAGATACACTTCCAAATGCTTTTGCACAAGAAGGAGATGGATTAACAAATTTCCAAAGTCCTATGGAGAAAGCTGCTGAAGAAGACACAAAGAAAGCAAGGGAAATTTTAGATAAATATAGAGATTCAGTAAAACAAGTAAATCAAGATATAGCAAATTCTTTTGTTAGAACATTTAAAAAATTAGAAGATGCACTTGTTGAATTTGTACAAACAGGATCATTAAATTTCAAAAAACTTGCACAATCAATAATAGCTGATATTACAAGGATATTTATTAGATCACAAATAATTAGACCGTTAACAGGTGGTTTAGGAAATTTATTCAATCCAAAACCTTCTCTTGGATCATCTAGCTTTTTAACAGATCTCCCAAGTTCTTTTTCTGCTCCAGAAGGATTATTAGATAATTTACCAAATGTTCAATTTGCGAAAGGCGGAATAATGGCAAATAATAAGATTGTGCCATATGCGAAAGGAGGATTAATTGAGCGTCCTCAATTATTTCCATTATCTAACGGAGCAGCGTTAGCAGGGGAAGCTGGGGTTG